GACCCCAAACGACGGGTAGCGGCAAGTCGTAGCCGACCGGGAGCGGGCCTTCCCCGAATTCGGTCAGGTTGGGCGAGCCTCCCTCGCGGCGTAGATGCGACCAAGCCTCGACGGTCACGTTCGCCCAATGCTGGACTTCCTCCGGCACCGAGGCCATCCCCCAATCCGCCTTCACGTCGACGCGCCTCGTGCGGAATGGAAGCCCCGCGGTGCTTGGCATCCCTACGGGCGTGACGAGCGTTTCGAGGTTGACCAGCCGCAGCCCGAAGAACGTCCCGTCCCTTGCTGGGAAGGGCCATTCGCGGTACTGGTTGGCTTCGAGCACGGACGGCGTGAAGTCCGGGTCGAGCGTCACGCCATGCAGCGCGCGGTACTCGTAGGGCTTCAGGTCAACCACCTCGAAGCCGTTCCCGTTGGGTTCGAACTCGAACCTGCGGGTCGTTTCCGTGCCCGTCGGGCCGAACTCACGATTACACAGACGCGGGAACGCTTCGTTGACGCCCAGGATCAGGACTTCGATGTCCTCGTCCTGGAGCTTGTCGCTCTGGGTCTTCTGCATGAACTGACGGGCGCTGTCAACGTCCGTCAGTTCAACAGCAGACATCGCGTCGTCCTAGCCCTTCTTCAGGACGATTAGGGCGATCTTGCCCGTGGTCCCGGCCGAGACCGTCAGCACGAGGCTCCCGTTTTTGTCGAGGTGCCGCGCCGACTCCAGGGGAATGATCGTGAGCGTTTTTTCACCGCATTTGACGGTCAGCGCCCCGAGTCCCTTGCGGAGCGACGGCGGCGATTCGCCGGCCGCCACAGTGACTTCCTTTTCCGCCGCGGCCGAGTTTTCGATGAGCAGAAACGCTCGGTTGAGGTCGTTCGCGCCTTCGATCAGGTTCCCGCCCGTCGCTTCGATCGCCACCGATTTCAGCGCGGCCGGGAGTTTGCATGTGGATTCCCCGATCAGCAGCCCTTCATCGAAGGTGATTTCGTTCAGGACTTCGGAGATTTTGCTTTTGGTCTGCGCCATGTTCGATCAGCCCCTTTCTAGGCTTCGGCGATGAAGTAGGCGAGCTGCGACGGACGCACGACCTTCGCTCCGTACACGTGCAGGCCCTTCAACGCGTCGGTGAACTGGTAGGGCGGTTCGTAGGCGACGACCTTCGTGATCTGCTCCACGTAGGACCAGCCCATCGGGTGCCCGGCGATGCATTTGTATTTGCTGGATTCGACCGGTACCTGGTTTGACTGGTAGACCTTGAACCCGGCGGCTTCGCCGACGATCCCATTCGGCCCCTGCGGCAGGCCCCTTTCGAGGGTCGCCCGGTTGGCCTGCGTGCCGTAGCCGACGAAGCGGATGTCCCGCTGCAGGTTGCCGACGGCGTCCGGCGGCACGATCACGAAGCGGTTGCCGTCGTCGGGCGTGTCCGTCTTGTCGAGCAGGACGCCCATTTCGACGATCGCTTCGTAGATCTTTTCCGCCGTTCCCCATTTGTACGAGGAGCCTTTATTGGCGGTGTCGATGTCTTTCCACTTTTCGCCGATGAACGTGTCCGCTTCCTTGCGAAGCCCGTAGGCAGCACGACGCGCGGCCTCGGCCATGAGGTCGACGTTCGACTGCACGCGGTCGATGTTGTCCAGCCCGAAGTTGAACGCCTTCTGCTGGTCGATGGTCAGCGTCAGGGCCGCGTCAGTCAGCGCTTCCGGCGCCGCCATGTCGGTGTTCTTAACGTAGTTGCTGATTTTCACATCACCGAGCGTGAGGATTTTCACGGTGTCGCCAGCTTCGGCGACTTCGCCCTCGTAGTCTCGGTTGATGACCCCAGGCGAGCCGAACACCAGGAGGGTGTTCAGCGCCCGGAGGATCTTGGCCGACCAAATGGTTGGCCGTGCGTTTGCGATAGCCATTGCGGCTAAACCTCCTGATGGATTTACGAGTCACGGGCCACCAGGAGGCGGCGCGTGTTACTTCCGTCCCTGCTCTTGGCGCTCCAGCCATTCGACCTCATCCATGCGGGCGACGACCTCTGCCTGAGGGAGCGCGTTTGCTTCGTCCAAGGACTGCAACGGGGCCTTCCCCGGAGGCGGTTTCGGTCGATCTGCGTCACCTGCCGTGGGGCCCGCCGACGGTGTATGGACCACGCCGATCTCCGGCGTAGCCGCCGGCTCTTTTGCGATCAGGTGCTGGGACTGCTCGGCGATCCTCGCCAGTGCCGCCTCCGCGAGAGCGTCGTCTGCGCCGTCCTCTGCCGACACGCGCCCGATCACGTCGGCTGGGTCGACGAACTTCAGTTTCGTCGCCAGGCGCGTGATCCGGGCCTCGCGTTCGCTCTTGGTCCGTTCGGCTCGCTCCGCCTCCAGTTCACGCTGGCGCTGCTCGGCGAGCTCGCGGTGCTGGCCTTCTTCCTCCAGCCGTTTTTCCTCGGCCTTCTTGGCGTCGGCCTCGAGCTTCCTTGCACGCTTCTCGGCCTCGGCCTGACCGCGCCGCAGCGCGTCGGCTTCCGCCTTGGTCATCTGGACTGTCTCCGGCTCGGCGGGCGCCTCCGGTGTCTCCGGGGCCGCTGGCTCTGCCGGTGCCGCGAGCGCTATGGGATCAGCCGCAGGTGCGGCCGGGGGTGCATCGGTCATCGTGTGCTTCTCCTTCTGCCTCGCGACTTCTAACCCGCAGCGACGCGGGACCTAGAGGCTCTTGGTAGGCGTCCTGCCCGGACGCTGGGCTTGCCCCGAAGGGCGCAAGAATTAGCGGTTCGCCACGTCCTCGCGCAGCGGCGATGAGCGCTGCGCTTTAGTCGGCGTTTCCGGTTTGGGGGGAACCATGTCCGGGTTGCCGGGTGGCAGGGCGTTCGGGTCGCTGCTCGCCTGCGGATCCGTGGCGGCTCCGGTGATCGGCTGCATGTTGTTTGCCTGAACGTGTGGAATATCGGCGAGGCCTTCGGGATCCTTGGCGGGGTCAACCGGAGGCATGCCGATCGTCGCGCGGGCCTCGTTCAGCGTCTTTAGGCCGTTATTGAAAGCCTCGCTCGCCGCGTCGATCTCCTCGCGGGGGTTGCCGCGCAGAACCTCGTCCAGATCGAACCGGACGTAGAGGTCGTTAGACCACTCCTCCTCGTCATCGATCAGCTGGCGTTGGAGGATTTCCTCGATCAGCTTCAGCCACGGACGCAGCGTCGTGACGTAGAGGATGCGGTGGAGTTCTTCGACGTTTGAGTAGGTCCCGTGCGTCAGGTCGCCGATCATCGGCGGCGGGATGTCGTAGACCATCGCGAACTCTTCGCGGCCGAGGTTGCGTGCGGCGATGACCTCGGCTTCTACGGCGTTGAATGAGAGCGGTTCCCACTTGAAGCCCGGGGCGAGCAGCGCCGCCTTGAATGCCTCGTCTACGCCGCCGTGAATCCTATTGATTTCCTGGCGGAGTAGCTCCCGTTCATTGCCCTGGTAGCGGAAGCCTTCGGGCGGGACGATCGCGCTCGACGGGCGGGCGCCATTGTTCAGCGAAGCGCTCTGGTAGCGCCGCGTGGAGTCATCCAGCTTGACCGTTTCGGCCAGCGGTTTGAGCGGCGAGACGCCAAGGCCGTGGAGATCCTGCGATTCCCAGGCCAGGTGGACGCTGTCCTGCACTTCGAAGAAGCGCTGGACTCCGGTCTGCGTGGTCGACCACCACTCCACCGGAGCGCCCAGCGGCGCGTAGGCGGCGATGTAGGGCCACGCGACGTTCAGCAGGGCTTGCGGCGGCCCGGATTTCGTCGGGCCCCGCCACTTCGCCAGCACGCCGTTTCCGTGGATCAGCGCCGAGCGCGTAAGTCCCTGCTTCCAGTAGACCTGGCCCCTGCGAGGAGCGGGCTTGTTCAGCAGTTCGCCGAGCGGATGACCTCGGACTTCTTCAGCCGCGTCTTCGGGCGCGGGTCGGTCGTAGACCTTCACCGGCAGCGTCGAGATGAGCCGCACCAGCTTGTTCACCACCGCAGCGCAGTTCGGATTGGCCTCGTAGATCGTCTCGTAGGTCTTAGTCAGGTTGCCCGCGACTTCGACGCGGCCCGAGCCACCCGAGGTGACGATGTAGTCGCCTTTCCACCCCGGCATTTGGGTGGTCAGTAGGCGGCTGTCGCGGGTTACGAGCGTCGTCACTTCGCACCCCACGTACGCGTCAAAGCGCGTGAGAGATTGTCGATCGCCAGCTCTTCGCGGCCTTCCTGAACGGCAACGGTCGTCGCGAACGCAGAGCGCTTGGAGAATGGCTGTAGCAAGCAGATCGCCTCGCTTGTGGACCAGATGCACAGATGCAGCAGCTCGTGAACCACGGTCGTCTCGATTTGCTCCGCGAATGTCTGCGAGGGCGCACCATGCCATGTCGCAGGCGGCTTAGCTGTGAGTACCCAGGGCTGCACGCTCACACGAGCGCGGTCGTAGTTCGGACTCTTCGTCGTTCGCATCGTGGTCGTGCGCGGCTTGATGCGCTCCACCACGATCTCGATCTCCCAGTGCGAGAGCCCAAACCGCTCAATCCATGCATCGAAGAGAGCGCGGAGCTTGCGCTCACTCATTCAGTCGGCTCCGGCACATGAGCCTGCATCCAGACCCCCGGAGCACGCGGGACGACGACCTCACCTCCCAGGTCGGCGTCATCATCCAGTGACTTCGCGTGCGCAAGCACGAAGCAATCGCGGTAGGCGTGCAAGAGGACTCCTCGGATCGATGGCCCTGAGTGATGGACGACGACCGTGCGCTTCTCATAGCGGCGAAGGCCGCGCATTAGCCGATCATCTCCAGCAGCGGGCCATCGTAGGTTCCGGCCATTTCGGTGCTGAGGATCATCGCGCCTCCGATCAGTGCATCGATCTCCCGCCGCGGCGCCTCGTCCTGCGATGAGCGCGAGGAGACGGGGCGTACGAACTTGAACGTCCCGTCGGGCAGCTCGTGAGCTACCGCGTTGAGCACGTGGCGGGTGAAGTCGGGGTCTTTGACGTGCTTCTGGGTCCCGTCGCGCAGCGATTCCATGAAACGCCCAGCTGCGAGGGCCATCGGCTGGGACTTCTGGCTATGGGCGATCACTTCGATGCCCAGCTCCTCTTCAAGCCAGCTCGCAAGCTCCTCGCCGCCCGCCGAAGGATCAAGAACGGCCCGCTTGATGGGCGTCTCTGCGTGTATCTTGCGAATCGCGCTCTTGATGACCTCGGGATTCAGGCTGTTGCCGTCGCGCGGCGGCGTTATGACCGATGATTGCCCGAACAACCATCCCTCCGGGACCGAGAAGAGAGGCACGATCGCCGTCGCGTCCCACTTCCAGCCAAGGTCGATCCCGACTCCGCATGGTCGACCCTTCAGGCCGGGATCTGGAACCTCCGCAGCAAGCCACTCCGCCTCTCCGACAGCTGCTCCCTCGGTTCGTGTCGCCCGGTTGCAGACGAATCGGTTCCAATGCCCCGCCGTCATCGACGGAGAAGAACGCTTGCGCTTCAGCTTGGCCTCGGTCACACCTGAGAAGGGGTTCGCACGAGCAACCAGAGCAAGATCCTCGGGATCGTCGTCGGCTTTCAGCGCGAAGTCGTGGAGGATCATCTCCGGCGAAGCGGCTCGCGTGTGCCGATCGGTGACCGTGATGTCCGGCGCCTCGGTTCGCGCGCCCTCGCGGACGATCTCGAACTCGGAGCCCGGCTCGCCGGCAGTCGAGATCGCGGCGAGCTGACCGTCGCGCTTGTCGAGCTTGCCTCGCCACGTGCGATAGAGGCGCAGAGAGCGATGGCGATGGAGCTCGTCGAGCAGCGCGAGGGTAGGAATGACGCCATCACCCGTCCGGTCATCTGCGGCGAAGACCTGGATCGTCCCCTGCGTGCGAAGGCAGTCGATCCGTCGATAGCCTTCGTAGGTCCTGAAGCGTTTGTCGAACCCGGGCGAGCGCCGGACGAAGCCGGTCCCCTGGCCAAGCAGCAGTCCGCACTGATCGCGTGAACTCGCGGCCATGAGAACTGCCGCGTCGTCGGTGTAGTCGCCGTGGTAGAGCGCGACCCCCGATAGAAGCGTCGTCTTGCCGTTGCCCTCCGGCACGATCAGCCAGATCTCGGGCACGCCCGAGAACAGATCGGCTACGAATTCGTTCTGGAAGTCCTCGGGGATCCAGTGCTCGCCGTTATCGAGGACGAGCAGGTTCGCGTACTTGCGGAAGTGGTCGACGGTAAACGGTTTGAGCGGCTTATGAGCGGTGCTAGCTCGCCTTCGCTTCGCGCTTGCGCGTGAACTCGTCGTCGAGGCCCGCGAAGGGGTCTTTGCTCTCGCCATCTTCGCCCTCCTCGGAAGTCTTCAGCCTCAGCGGCTTGCGCCCGCGGGGGGTGAGCGCGAGCTGGTCGGCCAGAGCGGAGGCGCGTTTAGAGTGTCTGTCCCACATCCCGGGCAGGCCGGTCGCAATCTGGGCGAGTGCCCTGAAGTCGGGCATCTCCAGCTCGTGGGCGTTCTCGTCCGCGTACTTCTCGAGCGCGTCGAGCCAGTCGAAGCCGCGTCGAGCCTCCTCGGCCGCTTTCAGCGCGAACACATACTCGTCCACGAGCGGTCGCTGCTCCCAGGCCCACGTCTTCTGCTCCTTCAAGACCTTTAGCACATGGCGCCAGACCCCGAGCCAGTAGGCGTTCAGGCCCGGAGGCGGAGTCTCGGCAGTCGGAACGCCCATTTCTCGCCTCCAACGGGCGCGTGTGCGCCTGCGTGTCTAACTACGTGTCGTCAGCCGATTCGGCTCTGCAAAGCGGGTTTTCTTCGCGGAGAATTGGGACGGTGAACTAGCGAGCACGTCTAGTGATTTTTGGCCCCCTACCGAGGAGGTGGAAAGGGCGCACGACGGACATGCTGTCCTGTCGTGGTCCAGCTCAGCATGCTCGCGGCCGTCAAGCGAGTGATGAACGATGCAGTA